ATAAAATTATAATATGTCTGATTATAATTTTATAGACACAGATGACGATTTTAAATCGTGTGTTATTTCGATTGAATTTGATGAAATTAAAAAAGAACCTAACGATAGTGATATGATCTTAAAAAAAAACGGCATTGTTAATACACATTTAACAACTAATAAAGGACACCATTGTATAATTCCAATATGGGAAAACAAATATACATTTCATAGTAAATATATGAACTATGTAATGAAGATAACTTTTTCCAACAAATTAATTAAATATGAAACGGTTGTAGATGGTAATATAATTAAAATTGTCAAAGAACTTAATGATAATGTTTTTAATGTTGTTTTAAGTGTGAATGAAAATATTTCTACAAGAAAAATGCCTTCTTACAAAGGATTTTTCAAGGGATTTATTATGAAAACGAACCCCTCGTTTACAAAATCATATGCTTCTTCAAAAAACATATTATTTGAAAATGTATTTCAAATGTGGAAAACTGGTTCAAATAAATATAGTTTAGATTATCATTATTCAAATCAACAATTCCATATTTCTGATACAATTGCTTTCGCAATAGCAACTACTATGTTTCATAGTAATGAATAAAATGTCTAAAATAAAAATCCACTGCTCTTTCTATCACGTTTACGTGTTTTTGTTTTCTTTGTTCGTTTCACTCTAGTTTTATTTTTTTTACTTGCCCTAAATTTCACATTATCTGTATTATATCTTAAAAACCATAAATCGTATTCTCTTGTATTTTTCTTATCTTTAAGTTCCGTATATTTTTTTGTTTTTTCAGATAGAATTGATTCCATAGTAGGTTGTTTACCCTTACATTTTAAACTGAACCGTTTTAATAATCCTTTTTGTAATAAACGATTTTTTTGCTCTACATCAAATAAATACTTTGACATACATAATATGCGTTCTTTATAATGATATGGTTCATTAGAATAATAAAATGCTAGATAAAAACTCATCATTGTATCAATTGTTGCTATGTTCACTTCTTTACCGTCTATATTAATCGTATTATAATTATGACAAGCAATTGGTTTATAAATAAATGCCAACGTTTCGTTATTTATTAATAATTCTATACGTAGAGGTATTATTTCTCCTATTGGTTCTCTTTTTACTATTCTAATCCCTTTATAACCGTTCATTTGTAATTGTTCCTTGAGAACCGTTGCACATAATTCAGGATCCTCGGATAAAACATCAAAATCTGGTATTTTTTCTATTTGTTCTTTATCATTTTTTTTCATATACTTTGAATATAACTTGGCTGCATAACCCCCAAAAAATACCACGTCTTGATCTATGAATGAATCGCGAACCATATAATATAGTTTTTCTGAATTATTATTTATAGTTTCCATTTTTCTTTGAAAATCAACATTACTACAATTCGTCTGTGTTTTTAATGGATAATATTTATTCAGTAACACTAACCTTTTTAACACTTTTTCCCAACGAGATGTATCACCAGCTGGGCGAGATAATTCTAAATACATTGCCATTCTTAAAAAATTTGGCGGTGCATAATGAAGCCCCCCTATAATAATTGACTCTTCTTTTATTTGTTTAAATATTACAGAGTTCAATTGTGTTATATCAGCAACAGGTATGTAATTTACATATACTTTATATGTCCCATAATGCACTCCTGCTTTTGCTTCTACATTTTGAAAACCTTCTTTGAAATACACATCTGCTAATTCTTTTGCGTCTTCCATTGCAGTCATAGAATAGAAATCATAATCAGGAATTTCACTTGCAAAATTATAAAATTGCGCATTTTTTGGAAGAATATTATTTATCGCGGTTCCACCATAACAAATCACTTTCTTACGACGAATAAAATTTTCTACAATAGTAATTATCTCCTTAACATCTTCATTTTGCAATAAACGCTGTCCCTTAATTTTATCACCTTCATCAACCGCCGAACGCAATATAGCTAATTCGCAATCTTGAAACGTCATATTATCATCACAATTTTCATTATTAAACTTACGACTATATTTTTTTTTATTATTATACCCTTTTTTATTAATTGATTTTTTATAAGACATTGAATTATATAAGTATATAATTCAATTAGATATTTATCATTTATTTACATATTTTATAGCATCGGTTAAAGCAATAAACGAACTATTATAATTACTATACATATCGAGATATTTTGTTCGGTTTACTAAATTAGATACTTTCACTACTTGAATTTTCTTATTTGAAATACTATTTTTTAATGCAATATCAAAATTAACCACATTATTACCAATATTCGTTACTAACATTGAATTATTCGTACTGCTATATTGAAAATCATTTTTGTTATATGTCATTAAATATACTTTTTCATTATTATTTGCGTTATCGTTCGGTTTATAATCATTTATCTCCATATTTACTATGCTATCAACGTTTCCAAACTTTAATTTCGAATTATTATAACCATCTATTACATTTGAGTTTCTAGAAATAATAATTACTATTTTATTCTCTATTTCTTTTAATATTGTTTCGCCATTTATACAACGTTTACATTGGACCTGTTTAGATAAATTCTTAGAAACATCATTATTCAATTCATTTAACTCTATATGTGTGTTTTTTATTAATTTGTTATAATCATTATTTGTCTTTTTCAATGTATTTATTTCATTTGTCATTTTGGCTATATCTAATGCTTGTGAAGCATTTTCATTTCTAATTTTATCTACTAGTTCCTGTGCGTGCCTTCCTGCTCCTGCTACTGGTTCTGTTGTGTTTCGACTTTTTTCTTCATATTCGTCAAAATCATTTTTTGTTTTTGCTTCTATTGAACGTTGCTTTTCTTTTACATTATCTAATTCAGAATTTAATGCTTCGTTCTCAATTTCTTCTTTTCTATCAGTTAATTTTGTTAAAATATCCTCTTGCTCTTTTAATTCTTTCTTAGTTTTACTTAACTGTATTCCAAATATTTTTATAGTTTGCCTTGCTTGTATCTTTATTAAACTTTTTGTACTGTTTTTTTTTTTTGATGCTTTTAATATTTCTTTTTCTATTGCTTTCAGTTTTTGAATAAGTGATGCTATTTTTTCTTCTGTAGTTTTAATATCCATATCAATATTATCATCATTTATCGTGAACCCTTCAATGTTTGATTTTGCATTTATATTATAAATCGTATCTAAAAATGTAAAATTTTCATATAGTTCGTTTTCTGTTCCTAAATGATTCATACTTCCAAAACCTTCCTTTGTTTCTATTTTCGCACTTTGTTCTTTAAATTTTCCTTTATAATTATCTAAGATACCCAATACTTTTTCTTTTACGTCACCCAATAAAGTTTTTATAGGTCCGGGTTTTTGGTATAATTCATTTTCTGTAAATACACCGTCTTTATTATTTTCACTATATACAATTGTATTATGAATGATATTATAAAATTCCTCTTTGTGACTACCGTTAATTCTTAAATTTATAAACAAAGGCATTTCAGATGTTGGACTAATACTATTTTTTTTTTTAATTCATTTAAAACTTCTTTTAATGTTAAAGTGCTTGATACAACAGGATAATTTGGTTTATCTGGTATCTCATTTACTTCAAAGTCTACCCATCTACATCCTGTCTGTAAAACGTTACCTATATTTTCTGTATTAATATTTCCATTTAATGATGCCGTATCATAGGAAGCCATTAACGATATATTTTTTAATTTTTCATTCTTTATTGCGTCATTCGGTACACCTATATTTTCGTAACCTTCTATTTTTAAACCATAATACTTATGGGTTAGGAATAAAAATAATACTATAATAATAATAATAAATATAACATTTAATATTTTTTTTAATAAATCAGACATATATATTACTATACTATAAACTAATATAAATTGTTCTCCTAATATATATAAATTCTACTATGGCTGGTGGATTACTAAACTTAATAGCGGAAGGTACACATAATCTTATATTAACAGGTGAACCAACCAAAACATTCTTCAATGTTACATATTCTAAATATACAAACTTTGGATTACAAAAATTTAGACTGGATTATGAAGGTCAACGAGAACTTAGAAGTAATACAGATTCCATATTTAAATTTAAAGTAAAACGTTTCGGTGATTTATTAATGGATACATACCTCGTTGTTAATTTACCTGATATATGGAGTCCATTATATAATCCTCAAGCAAATGCTATTGATGAAAATGGAAATTATATTAATTGGCAAAACACTGATGGACGTTGGGCACCATACGACTTTAAATGGATCAAAGACATTGGAACACATATGATTAAAGAGATAGAAATCACCTGTGGTACTCTCACCTTACAAAAATATACCGGTGAATATTTAGCTGATATGATTGAACGAGATTTTACAACAGAAAAAAAGGAGTTGTT